TTTTCAGCGTGCGCGAACTTGCTGGCTGGCAGATCGGGCAGCGATTTGATTTTGTAAAACTGGCAGAGCGAAATGATGTTGGAGCCGCTGGCTTCGATCAACGCCTGCAATATATCGCGCTGTGTATCGCTGATGGTCTCCACATGGTTCGCACTGGCATCCTGCACTTCTTCTGGGTCATCGCCTGTTTCCAGCCCAAGCACCTTCAGGAGAGCGTATTTGACGCCATAAGACATTGCCTTCCCCGGCCCCTTGTCCTGGGGATCAACGCCATAGCCGAAGGTTGCAACGTCGATAAAGTCTGATCGGTCATCGATATTCTCGAAGCGAACGTCAAAGGTTGCTTGCGTGCGGTTGCCGTTCTGCTCAACCTGCATATTGCGGGGATAGTAAACCACACCATGCTTCTGAAGGATCGGGCGGACCTTAGCGGTGACGGCATCATGCGAAACGATGCTGTAGTTCATGCCCGACTTTTTTTCCTTCTGGATATAATCAACGTCGGCCATTGCTGCGTTGATGCGCTGGGCGATATTAGGCTTGCTCATCTTTCAACTCCTGTTCTGTTTTCCATTCATTCCATTCTTGCTGCGTCCAGCTATCAGCTTGGTCGAGCGCCTCGAAGGCTTCATCTGATACGTAGGGGATCACGAAAGAAGGCTCCAAATCCAAATCAAGCACATGGGAAAAAGGAAGAACCCTGCCATCTCTGTAAGTGTTTGCTTATCCATCTATCGTCTCCCAATCATCGCCATAGCGGCGTGTCATTTCTGCGTTCCAAGCTTCTTCGCTGGCGTTGAGGTAAAATTCTACGTCTATCGGCTGCATCGGCCAGACCGTGATCGGCTGCACGCTTTCTAAGACGCGGTTGAATTGCTGAAGGCCCCCGTTCATGACTTCACCCCGAAAGCCTTGTTGATGCGCTCGATGCGCTCGGCAAGAGCGGGTGACATTGGTTTTGCCTTCAGGCGCTCGATCAATGCACGTTCTTCGTCGGTGGTGGGCGGATTATCGTATGTTGGGTAAATGATTTTTCGCATTTTTGCCTCCGTTGTTGTTAAAGCGACAATACCAATCCCTTGAACATATGCAAGCAAAAAAGTGCAAATGTTTTCTATTGAAATCAAAATCAATCTAATTTACTGGGGCGATATGGACAGAAAAACACTCATGGATGAGGTTGCGAAAGCCGCCTTTGATCGCCGCATCGAACTGAACGCCTTGTTCAAGTCAGCAAAGGTTTCACCTTCGATTGCATATCGTTATACTAAGCAGGGCATCCCCCCGACGCTGCCTACAATTGGCAAGCTGGAAAAGGCTTTGGCAGATATAGATCAACAAGCTCCTACCCAGTCGGTTTCAACGCATTCCCCGACTGGTTCCTAGCTGCCGTGTCTGACTTAAAACCAGATACGGCAGCTTTTTATCCGCCGCGCTATGTTACCGGCGCACTGCTCAAAAAGATGGGTTGGGAGTTCATCCGGGCAGATCAGATCAAGTCACGATGGAAAATAATTCATAAGGAGAAACCATGTTTAAAAACATATTGAAGCGTTGGCTCAAGCCCAAGCAGGCCCGTGACAATGAAGGGCGATTCCTGCCCAGCCGCGTTGCAGCACGCCAAAAGGCTATCGAGATGGCTAAGGCAATGAACCGCAGCGATCTGGTTGAAAGGCTTCAGGCATGATCTATGAATCTCCATCGACCGCAATAGCTTTGGCCCGTTATCTCGCCACATATATCAGCGATGACAGCACCATCCTCGCCCATGTTCGCCACCGGTTCGGCGTGACTTTATCCAGAACCGACATGGCTAAAATGCGTGCATCGCTGCCGAAGAAATACCTGCCAGGACAAGGCAATCCGTCCGGCTGGGACTTCAAAAGCGACCGAAGCTTTCGCGGACATATTCGCCGCAGAACAGACGATCCGCTATTGGCCGCGCTGGCATCATATCACCTGAAGCACAGCAATCTGAAGCCTCACGAAATTGAATATTATCGGAGGCTGGCGCAATGAATATGTTCCCGAAATGGTATCGACCGCCTCCCGTCCAGCGTACAAAGCGCAGCGGCTCGTCAGTGGTCAAAGCGGTGATGAATGAATTTCAGATCGACAAGGAAAGTCTGGAAAGCAACAGCCGGAAGAAAAAGCCGGTCAGAGCGAGGCAGGTGGCATGGTATGTGATGAGCCGCAACTGTCCACATATGTCATATCTTCAGATGGCGCGTATGTTAGGCCGCACAGACCATAGCACAGCGTTTCATGGCGTGCGGGTGGTTCAGGATCTGATCGCCATTGATGATGACTTTGCAGCGGCTGTCGAGCGTGTAGAAATGGCTTTGCATGACTAAATACTTCGCCAAGAAAACAGCCTGCTCAAATGGGCATCTGCACGCCTCGAAACGTGATGCCAGGCGATGCGATCAACTGCATCTGCTACAGCGAGGCCGCGAGATCGAGGGGCTGACCATTGAGCCGAAGTTCGAGTTTGTCATCAATGGAAAGCCCGTCAAAATGGGCAACGGACGGATTGCATCTTATCGACCGGACTTCACCTATATGGAGCGAGGCAAGCTGATCGCTGAGGACGTTAAGGGTATGGTCGTTCGAGACTTCCCGCTTCGTGCTGCATTGTTCCGACATCTGTATCCTGACTGGGAACTGAGATTGACTTAAACGCCAAAATATGGTGAATGGGGTGGGCGGGGAGCTGCCAGGCTCGACCCGCCCACACACGCGAAAGGACGTTCGCATGAAACGCAAGACACTTACCATTAAAGCACCCGTCCCGCAACACATTGCGGTTGATGACATCATAGACAGAGTCTGTGAAAACTGCCGATTCTTTGACGATATTAGCTTCGGAGAAAATCCAGAGATGCTTTGTCGCAAGAAAGCGCCATACCAAGATATTGTAACCGGCAGGGGTATTTGGCCCAAGGTGTATCGAGCAGATTGGTGCGGGGACTTTAAGCGCCTCCCAGTGGAGTAGGCGCGATGCACTATTACCGATTTAGCATTGGCGATTACGCCAGATCAACCAGGCACTTGTCGAATGATGAGGACTTAGCCTACCGCCGCTTGCTTGACATGTATTACGAAAACGAAAGACCAATCCCATTGGAAACCCAGTGGGTTGCGAGACGTATCCGAATGGATACCGAAGTTGTTCAGATCGTTCTCAATGACATGTTTAAACGGTCAGATGATGGCTTTAGGCATACGCGTTGCGATGCAGAAATAGCCGAATATCACAAGCAAGCGGAGCGCAATCGCGCCAATGGCAAGCAGGGTGGAAGACCAAAAAGCGTTAAAAAACAACAGATCAAAAACCCAGTGGGTTTCCAGTCGGAACCGGATAGCATCCCAGTCGTAACCCTAACCACTAACCATAAACCACTAACCACTAACCAAGAACCGCTTATAGAACCTAAAGGTTCTAGTGAAACTGGCGTTTCACCCGTCCGTCCGATTGAAATTGTTGAGGCATGGAATATCACTGCTGCCGAGCTTGGCTTGGCGAGGGTGGTCAAGCTGACTGCGGATCGAAAGCGCAAGTTAGCGGCACGATGCAAGGATACCTCGCTGGAAGAATTTCAGGAGGCGCTTACAACCATTCAGCGAAGCCGGTTTCTTCAGGGTCACAACGACCGCAACTGGAAAGCCGACTTTGATTTTTTCCTCCAGCCGAAAAGCTTGGCTAAACTGATTGAGGGTTCTTATGAGTAATCGTTTGTTAAAATCCGCACCGAAACAAGAGGGTGAAAAGCGCACGCCGCAGGGATGGTGCGATCACTGGAACAAATATCTTCACGGTCACGAAAAAGGCGGAGACAATCAAGTTGTCCGCCACGATATTGAATGGGTGGTCGGTGCTGACGGTTATCCTCGCTTGCAATCTGTTCAGACAGACTTTGATCGCACGATGAAGGAGATCAAGGAAGGGAATATATCTCAGGCTGCGATTGATCGGTTGCCATTCAACATCCGCCGGATCGCATGGAATCGCGGTTATCTGAATTGCGATTACGAAAAGCCGCCGCGCTATTGGTTGCCCGGACATAAGCCTGGACAGCAGGCACAGCGTGCCGCGCTAAGTTGGTATGATGACGTCTAACTTCCCCCTAACCCAATATCTAATAGACCTCCAGAAAGCCTCCACCATGAAGCTAAAAAAGATGGATATATCAGCAACAGCCCGAAAGCGTGGCCTGCCTGTCGCATATGTGATCGCCTACAGGGATATGGAGTTGAAAAGCCGGTGACTTGTGCAGCCAGCCTGAAAGCGATATAGTCCCACCACCAGTCCATATTGGAAGCTGAGATGACACTGAAGATTGAAACGCGCCCAGTCGCAGACCTGATACCCTACATCGCCAACAGCCGCACGCACAGCGATGCCCAAGTGGCACAGATCGCTGCCAGCATAAAAGAGTTTGGCTGGACAAACCCCATCCTGATCGACGGCGATAACACCATCATCGCAGGCCACGGACGCCTTCTAGCAGCCCGTAAGCTTGGAATGGAATCAGTCCCCGCAATAGTCCTCGATTATCTCAGCAAGGCCCAGCAACGCGCCCTAGTGATAGCCGACAACCAGCTTGCCCTAAACGCAGGGTGGGACATGGCGATGCTTGCCGCTGAATTAGCGGAGCTTGATGATGCAAAATTTGATTTGGAATTGCTGGGATTCGACGCTGGGCTGATCAATGAATTGCTTGGCCCTGTCGATGAAGTCAGTCTTCCAACACTGGCTGATGGCGACAAAGAGCCGTTTCAGCAAATGACATTTACTTTGCACGACGAACAGGTTGAGCAAGTCAAGGCTGCTATGGATGCCGCAAAGGCTATGGGGCCATATGATAGCCTAAATGAAAATGGAAACGGCAACGCTATTGCCCGCATCTGTGAAACGTTTTTAACGGTAGCCCATAATGATTAGCGCAAAAGACATTGTGATAAAGCCAATTAGCGCAAAGGATGCCAATAGCATTGTAAAGCGCCTACATTATAGCGGAAAGGTTGTGCCTAACAGCACGCTGCATTTAGGCGTGTTTCTCAACGGACGGCTTGAAGGTGCTATGCAGTTTGGGCCAAGCATTAATAAAAAAGGCTCTATGAATATCGTTTCTGATACAAGTTGGAACGGATTTATTGAACTTAACCGTATGGCATTTTCGGACAAATTGCCGCGCAATAGCGAGAGCAGGGCAATCGGCATTGCAATGCGTTTGCTGAAAAAACATTATCCGCAATTTGAATGGGTAATTAGCTTTTCGGATGGCACGCAATGCGGTGACGGCACAATCTATAGGGCAAGCGGCTTTGTTCTAACTGACATTCGAATAAGCGATGCCCTGCGTGTAAATCCGCAAACAGGCGAAACTATGCACGTTATACAAGCGCACCATCTCAAAAAATCAAAGGAATTTCGTAGCTGGAAGCCATTACAAGGCTATCAATTGCGCTACGTCTATTTCCTAAATCCAGAAGCCCGACAGCGATTGACAGTGCCTATCCTGCCCTTTAGCAAGATCGAAGAAATGGGCGCTGGAATGTATCGCGGCCAAGCGCGTGGGAAAGATCAGGCATCAGAGATCCCCTCTGGTCTGGGCGGCGAGACTCCGACCCCCACGCTCCAATCTACAAGCTAAGTATAGGAGCGCTGCGACCTTGCTTAGTCACTGCATAAATCAAAGTGCGCCCATCACCAAAGGTGGCAGCATATTCCTTTGCGGAATCCAAGCTGTCAAATTCCATACGAATGCGGCTGGAAGGATTGCGCCCACGAATAGCTGTAAACATGACAGCATTCTCAAGGCAGTGGCGATCCAAATCATCAATAGTGTTATACATATTTGCTCCTATGTGCAGGAATCTACAGGCAATTTGATGCGGTGCAAACGAAATGACTGAGCCAACCAAAAAAAGACCTAACTGGTCGGAATTGCGCGTTGAATATGTCAACGGCACAATGAGCCAACGCGAATTAGCGGCATCGCATGAGATTAAGGCGTCTGGCTTGATGGCGCGTGCTGCAAAGGAAAAGTGGGAAGACGAGCGCAAGCAAAGACAAGCCGCGATAAGCAGTGCCGCGCAGGAAAAACTAACAGAAGATCGCACGGATCAATTGGCAAAATTCAATGAAGACGATCTAACTGTTGCTCGCGCAATTCGCGGCAAAGCTGCTCAGATGATGCAGACCGTAGCATCGCCCCAAGACTTGCGTGCATTGGCATCTGCAATGGAAGTGGCCCAGAAGATAGGGCGGACTGCGCTTGGCTTGACTGACAAGATAAAGCTGCTGGGCGATCCTGATGCGCCTTTGGTTATGCAGATCAGGCGGGAAGTGATTGATGGGCCGAACCCTAACGATTAAAACCCCTCGCTGGTTCAAGCCATTCCTAAAGCCATCACGCTATAAAGGCGCACATGGTGGCCGTGGCTCTGGCAAATCCCATGCCTTCGCTGAATGCGTGATCGAAGCCCATGTGATGGACCCGAAGCGCCGCACAGTCTGCGTCCGTGAGATCCAAAAGTCCCTAAGCCAATCGGTCAAGCGTCTGTTGGAACTGAAGATCGAGCAGCTTGGCGTTCAGGACTATTTCGAGATACAAGAATTTCAGATAAAATCGCGCCACGGTGACGGGCTGATCATCTTCCAAGGAATGCAGAACCACACCAGCGATTCCATTAAGTCGCTCGAAGGCTATGACTGTGCATGGGTGGAAGAAGCACAAAGCCTAAGCCAACGGTCGCTCGATCTATTGCGCCCGACAATCCGCAAGCCAGATTCCGAATTATGGTTCACGTGGAACCCCAACAAAGACACAGATCCGATTGATCTGCTGCTGCGTGGAACAAACCCGCCACCAGACGCAATCGTCCAGGAGGTCAACTACAAAGACAATCCTTGGTTCCCTGACGTTCTCCGTGCCGAAATGGAATATGACAGGAACCGTGACCCCGACAAATACAAGCACGTTTGGCTCGGCGGTTATGTATCGAACAGCGAAAGCCGTGTGTTCCGCAATTGGAAGGTTGAGGAATTTGAAGCACCCAAAGACGCAACGCACCGCCTGGGCGCTGACTGGGGCTTCGCATCTGACCCGACAGTCCTCATCCGCTGCCACGTTGTCGGCAGAACGATCTATGTCGATTACGAAGCTTATCAGGTGGGCTGTGAGATTATGGACACGCCTTCGCTATTCCTGACGGTTCCAGAGTCCGAAAAGTGGCCGATCATCGCTGACAGCGCCCGGCCTGAGACTATCAGCCACATGAAGAAGAATGGCTTTCCGAAGATCATGTCCGCAGTGAAAGGCCCCAAGTCGGTCGAGGAAGGTGTGGAATGGCTGAAGTCACATGACATTGTGGTTCACCCTCGCTGCACCCATACGATTGATGAACTGACCTGCTACAGCTACAAAACAGACCCCTTGACAGGGCAAGTGCTGCCGGTCTTGTCCGACAAAGACAATCATGTTATTGATGCTTTAAGGTATAGCCTTGAGGCTAGCCGTCGTGCAGCGCCCAAAACGCCAATCGACTTTCAGCCTCTGGCAACGGTGAACAGGTGGTAAATGGCGCGATTGACTAGAGAACAGCGGCTTGGCAACGTGCATGAAAGTGCGTTGAATGAGTTTGACCGCTGCCAGACCGCCATGCGTGATGAACGCTTGCAATGCCTCCAAGACCGCCGTTTCTATTCCCTCGCTGGCGCACAATGGGAAGGCCCCATCGGTGAGCAATTCGAGAACAAGCCTCGCTTCGAGGTAAACAAGATCCACCTAAGCGTCATTCGTATCATCAACGAATATCGCAACAACCGTATCTCCGTTGACTTCGTATCCAAGGACGGCAGCAACAACGACAAGCTGGCCGAGACTTGCAACGGACTGTATCGCGCTGACGAACAGGACAGCGTTGCAGATGAGGCTTTCGACAATGCTTTCGAGGAAGGCGTAGGCGGTGGTTTTGGTGCATGGCGTCTTCGCACAGTCTATGAAGACGAAGAAGATGATGAGAACGAAAAGCAGCGCATTCGGTTTGAGCCGATCTATGACGCTGATTCCTCGGTGTTCTTTGATCTAGAC